GGACAACCCTTACTCTGAACCAACACAGCGCCACCTTGAGCAGCAAAAGTCTTGACGTTCGTAGGTTTGCCGCCTACGCCTTGTTTCTTTGCTCTTTTTCGTGTGACTGCTGATTTAATTTCGCTCTTGCTCATCCGCGCAGCGGTGGCTGATGGGACGCACTTCGGATATTTTCTTTTACGATCTTTTTCTAGCTTCGATCTACCACACTTTGCAAAGCCACCGCCCTTTTTAGGTGCGCCAATATCTACCCAATCTTGCTTGAACCATTCGGTGAGACCACCTTTACGCTTTGCCATGTTGTCTCCTGATAGCTTCTTTGCCTTTTTTGAAGACGTTAGCGATCCCGGTCTTACCCATTACTTTGGCTCTTTGTTCGGCAACCGTCAAAATCTGTATCTTCCGCGCAAATGGCTTGTCTATCCTTTTTACTTTTCTCACCGTCGCATCTGCATCTTTCATAGTAGCGAATTTGATGCCTACTGTGTCTTTCGGGTTCTCATCCGTATATAGTCTTCGGCCTGACCCTTTCGGCTTCTTTCCTGTTCCAACCTTGGGATCCGGTTTCTTTCTCATTAGCTGCGAGGGATTCGTGTTTGTTTCTGTTTGCTAGGCATGATTGCGCCACAGCCTCTTGATTGAACTAGGACGCTGCCCCCCTGACTCATTTTTTTGGCCATGCTTTTGGCTATCGCAGTGCCTCTTGCTCTTTCGTACTTCGATATTTTTCCGTCTTTATTAAGATCGCTTTTCTTAGCGTTGAAGGCTACTTCACCACCGCCAGCTTTCTTAGCTCCCTTGTACTTGCCTCCCATCTTCTTATATTGAGAAACCATATAAGAATTTGCGTAAGCACTAGGGTATACGTCGAATTTAGCTTTCGCTTTGGCTTTCGCTTTTCGATATAGGCTGGGATTCGCTACGTTGTCTGGGATGTTGTCTTTTTTTGCGCTGCCACCTTTTTTCAACTTAATGGACTCCAAAGTTTTAGCTTGTTTTGCGTGAGTGTTACTCGCCTTTTTGAGAGCCTTAGCTACTTTTTCTATTTTTTCTTTTGGCATCATCTACGCCTCCCGTATTGCTGCAATCCAACTCTGGGAGTGAATCGCGATGGTGGTTGCACTACTGGTTGTTGTATTACTGGTGCTTGCTGCACTATCGCTGGTGGGACTTGATTAGCCGCTACGACTGCTGCTTGCGCAGCTTGAGTCGCAGCAGGATTGATCGCAGCCACTCCACCTGTGACAGCAGGGGGCGGTGCCATAGCCGTTTGCTGTGAAGTCGTTGCTGGAGTTGCGGCAGCAGCAACCACAGGATCGACGTATGGGGTTGCGCCCATCTCTGCCGCACCCTCAGTGGTTGGCATGGTTCCGTATATGTTTCTCTCCGGCTCTTCAAAGTAACCCATTGCGTCCGCAACGCCGTCACTCACATTCATATCAGCAGCGAGGTTGGAGCCTACGCCGCCTCCTGTCGATGGCACACCACCGCCGCCTTGTGGTATCTGCCCCAAGATGTCGGCAGTAATTTGTTGACGCAGCGCTTCAACGTCTATTTGCTGCGGTATTGACCCTTGGATTTGTTGTAACTGAGCCTGTATCGGATCCAGAGCCGTAGTGATTGCTGTCTGTCGCTCTTGCTGGATATTTGCGGGATCTAATTGGGCCTCTTGCAAGGCTTGGATTCTTTCTTGCAACCCTTGTCTTTGTTTTTGTCCAGTTTGCAACGCTTCTTCAACCAGTCGGCCAGTGGCTTGGTAGTCGCCTCGGAACTTTTCTAAATCTTCTACTGTCGCTCTACCAGACAAAGCATCCTCTAAACGCTCAATGTCTTCTAGCGAAGCTCTACCAGACAAAGCATCCTGTAAACGCTCAATGTCTTCTAGCGAGGCTCTACCAGACAAAGCCGCCGACAAGTCCTCTTGCGTCACGCCTTGTTCTTCTAACGCTGCGATTTGTTGTGCTAGTGCTGCGCGTGCCTCTGAGGCTGATGCAACGAAGTTTTCCGACTGTTCTGAAATCTCTGCGATCCGCGCTTGAATCTGATCTACTGGGAGCGTGTCTACTTGATCTTTAAGAGCGGTTATCTGGCTTTCAAGATTTCCTACGATCTGCTCTCTTTCATTACGCAGATTGTTCGTAGTTTCTACTGCTTCTTCACCAACAGAGTCCGAAACGGCTTTCAATTCATCAGTTAGCCCGTCTATTCTCCCTTGAACAAGATCGACTGCGCCCTTTTGGCTTTCTCTCAACTCAGCCGATAGCTTTGCTTGTTCCTCAGAGATGGTTTTTGAAATTCCGCCCAAATCTTGTGTCAAAGAACCGATTCTGCCCTGTAAATCCTCAATGACTGTGCCTTGGTCAGCGATTTCTTGAGATGCTGCTTCTCTCGCCTCAGCAATCCGCCCCTCTAAAGTTTGGGTCAACTCCGATCGAGATTGAGCCGCTGCATCAGCAGCGCTTGCGGTTTCTTTTGCGAGTTCATCTCGTAAGTCGCTTATCGCCTTTGCTCTAGCGTCCTCTTGAGCTTTTTCTATTGCTCGTTGTCGCTCAAAGACATCTGTAAATCTTTGTTTGATGTCACCTTCAGAAAAATCGGGCCGATCTAACCGCGTCAACCCAGTAGTGACACTAGGCTGTCGGATTGGGTCACGGTCAAAAACAGGCTGCTCTAAAAGAAAGTCTTGTAGATCTGCATACGGGTTTGAGAAGCGATATTCTGCCGCCGCACGATCTGCGTCGGTATTTCTAAATCGTGGCGTTGGGTCAAAAAGACCGCCTCCGGGCAGTATGGTAGGAGCTTCTATGAGTCTTCGTTCTGCCATTTACATCACCAGTTGCGGCATGACCAATAACTCGCTGCGAATACGTCCTTCTTTTTTTGCACTGCATCGCAGTTGTGCCTGGCCCGAAAGTTGCGGCGACGCTCTGGATTATCACGCTTGATCTCCATGTTGGGATCGCCGTATCTTACAATTTTTACTTGATCACCCTTTTTCGCAAGCACCTTAAATTTTTTATTTTCACCAGAGGTACGCACTTGCTTGTTATAGCCAGGAAAGGACTCGCCGCGGTAAACGAGCCTTCCTGACTTAGTTCGCTTCACATCTTTTGTGTCAGCCATTAGTCATACCGCTTCAGCAATTCTAAGATAATCATGTAAGTGTCGCCCGAACTATGCCCAGTCGTACTGAACAAGATATCTCCTGTTTTGCCAGAACCAGCGTTGTTGGGTATGGCAGAGAATGAGTCGTAATACTCATCTCCCGTCGAATCTGCTGGCAAACCGATTGCCAAAACATTCGTTGACGCATCAAAATCTAATTTGACCGACATACCAACCGTTGCCCAATAGATTCGTTGTATATGAACCTCTGTGCAACTTTGACCTCTTGCATTTTTTGCAAGTGCTGACACATCTACTTTGACAACGTTGCTCTCGCCCGTTCCGTCGCTTACGTTAGTGAAGCGAAGGACAGCGTTTCTTTCACCATCTTGGATGGTTTGTGTTGCAACTGCATCAGCCATACGTCACCCCCTAAAGTTCTGTATTAGCAGTCCGCTCTTTCATTGCGGTGATGTAATCGACTGTCATCACTTTCGCAGCAGCGGCACCATTTTGGATTCCGAAGCTGACTGTCAAATCCTCATCGTCTGGGGCATTGGTTGAAACCACAGTGCCGACTTCTGCGTTGTTTTGATAAACGTGGAATGTCTGATCGCGGGGATCGAAGACGAAGCCAACAGTCATGAAAGTGTCGTCGGCCATCGCCGTTGGAAGATCCAACGTGCTTTGTGTGCCGTCTTTTTCAACGATGAATTGTAGAGTTGTGCTGCCGTCAGTGAGCAAGAAAAAAATGCCATCAGAGACATCTAAGGGTGAGGTATCTGTGATTTGTAATCCAATTACGACATCACTCGCATCTGCATCAGAAGTTTTAAAACGAGCGTTGAAAGCTAATTGCTTACCAGACTCAAACTTAAACCCCTCCTTAACCAGTTGGAGAAAATCGTTATCGTTATCTGCATCATCGTTCGTGATCACCAGCAAACCGCCGTCGCCATCGCCCAGAGCCTCTGATGCGTTGCCGGAACCGCCCTCGGTGGTGGTGATAGTCCAATCCGACGCTAGATAGGTGTCAAAATCGTTGTGATAGACATGGTATTTTGCGGGGGCTGGCATCTTCAGCTTACCTAAAGTGCTTGTTCCCGCGACGTTAGTAACGCCCGAAGTAAAATGAGTAGTCATACAGTTCTCCTTTGAACCAGTGATCAGCCTATCTGATCACCATAGACCGTTTGAGTTTAGCTTATGGGTAGGCACAAAAAAAGAGGGCCGAAGCCCTCTTTCCGTAGCTTGAGCTTTACGCCCCTTGGGAACCGAAAATTCCCCTTGGGTCAGAAAAGCCAAAACTATAGCGCTCACGCGCCTTATAACGAATGTTACCTGTTGTAAAGTCAGGCTCCATGCTGGTTTCCATCGGAGTACGCTGGAACATCTTCAGCCCCTCGCCAGCTTCAGTCACCGTAGTGAGAATGAAGTAAGCATCTGGGTCATTAAGGTAGTGGTTGACCGTATAACCGCCGGGAAGAACACCTGTGTTCTTGATGGCGTTGAGATCGTTATCTGCGGTGCCGGATCGTGCTGGAGAATTCAAGATTCGGTCAGCAACAAAAACCAGTTGTGGTGGTACAACTAATTTTGTTGCTCGCACAGAGATAGTCAAGCCTCGATCATCAGTAAAAGTACTGATGTCGATAAGATTATCTTCTAACGAGGTCTCATTTAGGTCAGCCATGGTTGTGGCTCTGTTGGCCAACGTGCCACCACCCGCAAGCGGGTGAGCAGTGTTGATCAAAGATACGCCATCGCCCCCAGTGAAAGAGCTTGAAAAAGCGTTGTTTAGAACGTCTGCTCCCTTCACCTCTTTCGTGTGAGCCATGGATCGTGCCAAAGCACGAACATATCTCTTACCCAACGAGTCATACAAATTATCTTCTTGCGCTTCCTCGGTGAGCGAAAAAGCCAACGATATTGTATCGTGGGTATACCGAGCAGTGAAACCTTCACTAGCGGTATCAAACGATACACCCTGACCTTCAGTTTTGGTCGGAGCCGCTCCGAAACCAGTGATCAGAACTTCTTCTTCAAAAGCTCTTTGACTGTCTTCCATCGCATAGATTTCTTCATACTCGCGATCATATTGATCGTATGAGCTTCCAAAGAGTGCATTAAGCCCTGGCTCAAGCTCTTTGGCTAATTGTGCTCTTGAAATAGCCATTTTTTAGCCTCCTACTAAGCTAGGCCAGCGCCTTTGACACCCATGATATGGTTCTGAATTACAACCATGACATTAGTGTTGGCACTCGCAACGTCGTCGTTATCGGGATCCTGAGAGATATCAATAGCTTTTAGCGGTAACGTAGTGGTTGTTGCACCAGTAGTTACGTCTAATTCCATGTTAGATCTTCCAGAAGCGGTATCCCCAGTTGTTGATTGGTCTACAATGTCGAAATTGCCGAACAAATCAGCTACGGGGAAGGTGTCGTCAGCTTGGATCTCAAACACTACATTAGGATCGTCAATGATAAATGCGATGATATCACTTGCTACTATCGAACCGGGATAATGGTTTTTGAAAACCACTTCTTTTGATGTTGGGTCGGTGTACTGAACTCCGTTGAAAACTCCTACCACCGGAACGGTGCTAGAGGCTGCGGCGCGAGAAACCGTACCACCAGTGAGTTGCTTCACCAAGTCTCCTTGGAATATAGCACCACTCTGATTGGAAGCGATACGGTAACGGCTTTGACCTCCAGAGTAAGGAGCGCCCCCCATCATACGAGCGGGTATCAAACCAAATGCGGCATCCTTATTAGCCATAATTTAGTCCTCTTACTTTTTGCCAAATGTTACGCGGGTGTCGCGTTGAGGATCATACTTAACATATCTACCGTCGTTTCTCATTTCGTTAAACATGGTGTTGTCCAGCGCGTTTTGAGCATCGGCGTTTTTACGTTCGTAGTAATCGTTTCTTTGTTGTACGATTTCTTCTGGTATCTCCGCAAGCAACAGTCCGTCACTATAAACGACTCCAGCGTGTTTCCCAGACTCAAGAGTTGGGAAGTCCCAACCATCTGGCAGATCCTCTGGCTTTTTCAATTCCCATCCCTCGCGGATCCGGGAAGCCACATTAGATCTGTCTTCTTGGCCGAGCATAGATTCTCTGATCCAACGTTGAACAAATCCGTCACGCGCTGGTGGAGCATCTAACTTTCGCCTTGGTCGCCATTCTTGTCGCCTAGCTTGTTTATCGTGGGTTTGGCTTTCACGGCTGGCGCGGTTCTGGTGTTTCTGACTCATGATGCCTCTCTTGCTTGAATTTTTTGTTTTTCTTTGGCTAACATCTGCAACCATTTTTCATCCGACATATTGTGCGGTTTCAATTTTTTGAGTCTCTCAAGCTCAGATTCTTTGAACTTAACGCCTTTTTCAGTACCTTGTGTTTTTTGCCGACCTCCTGAAGAGGAACTACTGACTCTTTGCACAGGGGGTCTAGCAGTTTTTCGTTCGACTACTTCTGAAGACTCTTCAGAACTGAGATTAGGATAAACTCTTTTTACCCTTGTATCTAGCTCATTGTAATAGTCATCGGAATCTGGTTCGTAACCTTCATTGATGAGGTTATAGTGCGTGAAGTACGCATACTGCGTAGCTTCTACGTTCTCCGTTTTACTCTGGTCTCCGTACCAACTGTTTTTGCTATGCCACTCCAAAGCCTCAGAGCTAGGCTGTATTTCAGTTTGCGCTTGCGGCTGTGGTGCCGCTTCATATTGAGGCTGCAAAGATTCTTGCGGCTGAGGGACAGGACGGTTTTTTGCAGACCGTAGTTTTTCTTTTTTAATCGCGATGTCGTTTTTGAGTGTGTCCGCCTTCGACATCAAATCAGGATCAGAGCTTTGAACCGCTTTCCGGTAAATGTCATCCACTTGAGCTTCTTGAGTTTTGAGCTTCTCTTCTTCAGCATCCAAAGCTGACTGTGCGGACTGAGCATACATCTCACGATATCGCTGCAACTCTTGATCTTTCTGCTGCGTCAACATTTCAAAATGGCGAGCTCTGTCTTCTGCCATTTTGGTCTTTTGATTGAGCTTGTTAATCCGCTTTGATACGCCTTTGGTGTAACGCTCTAGCTCATCCTCATCTGCCTGGGGAGAGGATTCTTCGCTCGCATCTACCTCGATCGCGATTTCTTCTTCTTCAAACTTCTGCTGGTTCTCAATCATAAGTAAGTCCTAATGTCGGTTGGCTCAAGAATTGTTGCGTTAATCTCATCGTCGTTGATAATTCTTACTTCTTCGCCGTCTTCCAACTTAAACCGCGAACCCGCGTAGCGGCCAATCAACACCCAATCTCCGACTTTACACCAAGGATCTGGCCCATACTTTTCTACGTCGTTAAAGCAGAGCGGCCCCATTTTCAGAACAGCACAAACCGTTGTCGCTAAATTTTCGCGCTCCATGGTTTGCGTAGTGAGTGCGATTCCTCCTTTGGATTTATTTTCTGCCATGTAGGGGATGACCAACATCCTCCATCCAGTTGGCTCTGGGAGTCTTTCTAAAACAGACTCAGGCAGCTTGGTCGGATCAAACACGCGCTCTTCTGGACTTACGAACGCATCTTTCAAACTGAGTGTCATCTACCTTCCTTGAAGTGTTGTGAGATTTCTAGTTCGACCAAGTTTAACGTGTGTATTTGACCTTGCAAGTTTCTGTAATGTTCTACATCTTTCAACAAACCATCCATCATGGTGTCGGAGATTTGTTTTTTTTGTTCAGCGATGAGCCGCCGAAGGCGTTCAGCCAAATCAACGTCATCCATCATTCAATATCGTAGAAGTTCAAACCCTTGGTTGCGGCACCGCCCCCGCGAACTGTTTTCTTGACGCGCTTAACGATACCGCCTTGACTCATGCCTTTAGCAGTTTTCATTGCTATGGCTACGGCTTGTTTTTGTGGACGCCCCTCTTTCTTCAGCATCTTGATGTTATCGCTAACGGCCTTCTGGCTTTTTCCTTTTTTTAATGGCACATGATACTCCTTAACTTTTTTTGGCTTTCGCCTTTTTTTTCGGCGCAGCCTTTTTCTTCGCTGCTGGTTTTTCTTCAACAATAGGTTCTAGTTCTGGCTCCGGCTCTGGCTCCGGCTCTGGAACCGCCTCTGAAGCAGGGGTAGCTACGCCGTCTGTTTCACCTAAAATTCGCGACATTTTTTCTGCTATCCGAGCATCACTCGCCATTTTTTTTGCTGCTTTCTCGATTTCAGCAGCCTCAAGCGCAGATCGCTCTGCCGCTCTTGCCAATCGCTTGGCTGCGCGCAAGGCTTCGATTGCCTCTTTCTTATAACTTATGCTCATTGCCTTCCTCCGCTACGTTGCTGGATCTCCATCAGTTTGAGATCTGCGTTTTGTTGTAATCTTCTCAGAGCGACATCTAACTTGTCGTCTGCTATAGACTTAGAATTGTCTATTCGTTGTTTAGCCAACTCTGCCTCAAGCAGTTTCTCTTGTGATCGCGCTTGCTGCTTACTTTCAAAATTTGCCTGATCGAGATCTATCTCTTTGTCTCGCAGTTCTAATTCTCTTTGTCTGATCGCAACAAGCGGATCCTCTTCATCGCCTTGTCCAATGCTTTGGAGCAAGTCGGAGGTTAGCTGTGCCAAGACGGGCGATGAGAACTGCTCAACAGTCATTTGCATTTCTTGATTCATCATTTGCGCTTGCTCTGGATCAATCTGCCCTTGCTCTGCCGCCATGTTGATCTGTTCCATCTGCTGCGACAGTTCTGGAGGTATTTGGTCTTGTGCCAACTCTGCGGACAAAAATTGTAGATGCTGCATGATATGCGCAAGAATGTTGCCTTGCAGAGCGGGATTAGTTTTCACCACCTCCGTCATGAACAATGCCCTGTGAGCTTCAACATGAGCGCGATGGTTTTGGGGTGCGAACGCGATCTGAGGCTGACCAACCAGTAAACCGCTGTTTTCGATTCCAGCATCTAAAGGTGACGGCGGTGGTGGCTCTTGAGGCGGTTGTATCAAACTCTCAACATCATCCACACCTAATGCCGAATACATACGGCGGTAAGCCTCATAGATACCTTGAGGGCCATGGATGTCAGGGTTGCTCTGAACCATCGTCAGCAATTCTTGAGCCATCGTTATCCGCTGACTTTGGCTGAAGATGTTTGGGTCAGATACTGGGATGATGTCTATTCGCGCATCAAAGTCTGCCACCTTGAAATCTTCCGCTCCCACTCCTGGGCGGTACGGATAAACTGGCGGTAAGTATTCTGCAAACACTTGCGCAAGCAGTTGAAACTCTAATTTTTGCGAGTGGTGCAGCCGTTTATGGATCGCACTCATTACCTTTGTGCCGCGCTCAAGCAGAGCGACGGTGGTGCCAACAGGCATCGCTTGGTTCATGTCGGCTACGTTCGTATCGGCTATCGCCGCAAAACGCTTGCCGCTCTCAACCAATGTACCCAAAAGAGTCATCAAAACCGTTGAAGGCTCTTTGATAGGCAAGGGAATGAGGTTTTCTTTGAGTGACGCCCCAGTGGTGTCTATATCTCTGAACTCACCGGGTTGAAGCGGTTCGTCTTCATCGCGGATTCTCATTCCTCTAGCTTTGAATCCTGCTGGTAAGTTCGCCAGAGTTCCAGCGTCTATAAGCTGCCGTAAAAGGCTGGTGCTGGCCTTTGCCAAACCCCCAATCATGTGACTCAATCCGAGCCCATAAAATCCTAAGCCCGGCAGAAATTTATACTGCACGAAATAATTTACTTTGCGCTTGAAGGGATCTTGTTCACGATAGTTCCGACGAATAGCCAACACTTGCCGTGAACTGTCATCTATAGTGACGATGTAAGGCAGTTTCAGACCAGTGGGTTGCCCATCTTCACCCAAATCCTCAAACCCTGGCAGATCCAAAACTGTGTGAACTTCGTAGATGAGATGGTCACGATCACTGTCGTAGCTTGGCGACATACCTTCTATTTCATCTATCTGTTCATCTATTTCGTCACGCTTGATGTACGCACCACCATCTTTGATGTCTACGTCTGCGTAAAAACCCGCTAATTGTTGTTTGCGAATCTCATTACGCGACATCGCTATTACTTGAGTGACACGCTCTGCTGTATGCAAGTCGCTTGACTCATAAGGAACGATTAGGTCTTGTGGCTCTACGAACGAAGAAACTGCTGATCGCGTCACAGTGTCGAAGTGAACTTTCTTGAATGCAGATCCGGCAAGCGGTAAGTAGAACAGCAACATATCTAATTCATCGCTGTAACCCGGGATTTCATTCATGATGTAATAATTCATGAATTCTTGAACGCGATCTGCTTGCGCTTCTACATCTGGAGTACGCGCACCTATGATCTCTGTTTTTACTGGCCCTCTAGCGGGGAGTAGCTCTTTGAAGGCTTGGGCTTGGAACTGCGTTGTGGCCTCGGCTAACAGCGGGTGCATTACTCCTGTTGACCCATCAAAAGGCTGAGATCTGGTTTCTTCAAACCGCATTCCCAAGTACTTCAACCCATCAACGTAGGTCTTCTCCCAATCAGAACGCGACTCCCTATCGGCTTGGATTGAGCTTAGTATTGAGCTAGACAGCTTGCCCAGTTCAAATGCGTCAAGCTCTTCCACTAAGTTGTCATCAAATGCAAGGCCGGAAGCTGGCTGTTCTGCATCTATTTCTTCATCGACAAACAGAGCTTCTTCTGTGACTAGAATTTGAGCGGCTTCACGAATCTGATCTTCGCGTGTGGGCTCTGGAATGATTTCAATGATATTCCCGGTGTCTACAACGTTGGGATCGTCCTCTGTCCCTAAAGGTTTTTTCTCTATTGCCATCAGTAGTACACCTGTCTGTTTCGTTTCAACGGCTCAAGCGTATCGTTATAATCGTCAGCTAGAGCTAGAAACCCTCCTTGACGGAATCGCATAAGAGCCATAGTTGCGCTGTCGCAATAGTCATCGTGATCGCCATAAGGGAACGCAGCCATTTCTTCAACGACTTCTTCGCTGAAATCAGTGTCTGGAGCCCAGACCATTCCTGATTCAAAAATTGGGGCTACGCTATTCATCCGCGCAATCTTATCTTGACCTCGACTTGGTGTATAGGCAGTTACAGGTATGCCCATACGCCGCAATTCTTGTGTCAATGG